TAAAAAAGCCTTCAATGCTGTATCCTTTTATCTTGCCCTCCTTTACATCATTCCATACGTGCTCCTCATCTACCTTTGTACCAATGAACCACGTGCCATCGGGCACCTCAGGCAAACCAAGTTCAATGCTTTTATCATTCTTTCCCTCTTTAAGCCATGACTCAACAACGGTAACACCCGTTACAGGTATTTCATGCTGTAAGTTAGTGGTGTGTTGCAGATTCTTTTTAAAGAATTGATGCGCGATAGCTTGCACCGTTGCCTTTTCAAAGTACACATAGTACGGTTCACCCTTGTCATCATAGCGCAGTATCTCTTTATCCGGTATAAGCGCAGGACCATAAAGCATTCTACGCTCCTCGTTCAGCGCACTTAGTTTCATTTTGCTTAATGCAATCCAGTTCTCCTCTATTGCAGGGCTATCCACTAAGCCCATAGCCGTAATACCCAAACGACCTTCCTCATCTATTACACACTTTACTACTTTTCTTTTTTCCATGTTTCAAAGTTATTTATATTTGTTCTGAATCTTTTCATAGTACAATTTGTTTTTTCAAGTAAAAGAGCCGTCCAAACGTGGGCGGTTTTTTTATTATCCGATTCGTGCAAGGTCGGCAACGTTCTCACGAACTTCCGCTGCACTGGCAACATCACTAGCAAGTACATAGGCACGTGGTGTAATCTGTTCAGGTCTTTCCTGCAAGAATGAAGATGCAAGTGGATTAAACTGCGCAGGCTGTGAACCGCCGCCCCCATCATTAAATGAAGGTGGTGGTGTTTCATTATTTCCGGGAGGTGTACTACCTTGAAATTGTTGCTGTGCAATGGTTGCTACGTTAGCCAAACCTGATGCAATAGCTACACCTGCTGCGATGAATGGTTGCGCAGGGAATAAGACTGTTGCAGGGTTAGCAGCTGCACTTGCAAAGATTGCGTTAGCACCTTTGTAGGTATCCACGGTAGCTTGTGCTATGCTTATTGCCTTTTGTAATTTGAACGCTGACCTAGCACGCTTCTCATCACCTTTTGTAAATGCGCTAACTAGTCCATTAATTGCGCCTAATGCGTCCGATGTAGCTTGTAACTTTGCATCTTGAACTGCAAACTCATATGCTTTTCTTTTTTCTGCTGAATCTTGTTCTTGTTGTTCTAATGCCGCCTTGTATGCAGCATCAATTTCTACGGTACTTTGACCAGCCGCTATTGCCTTTTCACGTAGATCTAAATACTTATTGTCAATTGCAATAATCTCTTTTTGATCATCACTTAAATTCTTTGCATCTTGTTCAGCACGTAGTGCGGCAATGGCTGTATTGTAATCTTCTTCTGCTTTTTTTCTCTTTTCAGCTTCGGCTTCAGCAGCTGCAGTTTTTTTCTTTTCAGCTTCCTCAAACTCTTTTACATTTTCCTCGTATAGCTGATTGACTAAATCACTTACTTCCTGTTCAGCTTTAATTCTATCTTCTGCTTCTTTATCTGCAGCCGCTTTTGCATCCGCTGCTCTTTTATCCGCTGCTGCCTTTGCATCTGCATTTGCCTTCTCACGTGCCGCCTTTTCTTTTGCCTCCTGTGCATTCAAAATTCCATCGCGAGTATTGACTAATTGCTCTAATGACTTCTCCGCATCGGCAATAATTTTTTCTTGATTTTTTCTCTCCTCCTCCGGGTCAAATACTTGTTTTACAATAAAATTATTTACATCTTCAAATATCGATGTAGCATCTATTTTTTCAATTCCTAAACCTAGCTTATTCAGTATATCGATAGAACCATTGACAAAGTTTTCAAAAAATTCTGCAAGTTTGCGCTGTGGAAACGTGACAAAATCTAAAAACGTTTTGAGATATTGCGCATTACGTTCTGCTGCTTTTATTTGACCTTCCGCTTGTATGCGTGTAGTTTCTACCACAGCCTGTTGCTGTGCGATTGCCGTATTAAGTTGTGATAACTTCAAGGCAGTAATCTCTTTTTCGGTCATGCCTTGTCGCTTTAAAGTTTCCTCGGTTGCAGAAACTCTATCAAAGTTTTCCTTTGCAGTAGCAGCACGTTCCTTTTGAATTTCTAATGCCTCCTGTTCAGCATCGGTTACACCATCAACTAAACTCAACAACTCCTCTGCATATACAATAGCAGCGGCAATGGCTGCACCTATTAAAAATATAGGGTTGGTGAGTAGTGCCTTACCAACAGATGCGAATGCACTACCAATACCCTGAATACCTTTGGCAATATCACCCGGCTTTACTTGACCAATGTTTACAGCTAATTGCTTTGCACCTTCAGCTGCACCTTCAAAGTCAAGGCTGGCAATACGCGATGTGACAAGTCCCAGTGATCCACCTACACGCTCGAATGCACCACCCGCCTGTGTACCTACAGCTTGCGCTGCATCTTGAATCTTGTCTTTAAGTTCACCCGCTGCGGCTGCAAGTTCACGGTACTTTGCTGAATCAGGGTCTGTTGCTGCAAGCTGTGCCTGTAATTCACGCAATTGCGCCTTGAGTGACTTACTAGATGTAACTACCGTTTCTTCCGCAGCCGCTACATTCTCAAACGACTGCGCACCCTGGTTGATGGCGGTGGAAGTCGCATTGATTTGAACGTTTAACTCTTTTAGGTTCTGCTCACTTTCGGTAGTGTCAATTACGAAACTCCGTACAATAGGTTCAGCCATTAGTAGATTAGTTTAGCGATTAGGTAAATGATTAAAAAGAAAAGAAACGTGCGCCACACATACAGCGTAATAAACCACATCCAACGCTGCCACGGGCGTAATGAATATACGTGCTGTGGAAGTGTCTTAATACCGAGCTGCAAAAAGCGCAATGAGTTTTTTATATTGTCCATCTTATGTGTATTTACTCTGTTGGTATTGCAATGAAGCCGTAGCAACTATGTTAATAGGGAAGGTCGCACCCGCAACGTCAAAATATATTCGATGCTCATCTGTATCAGTAACTACATCAACATCCCACGTAAACGTGTAACCTGCATACGTTCCTGAAGATGCAATCAATACTGGAGCAGCATAACCCGCAACACCCCCCGTTTTATATAATAGCATCGAGTATTGTTCTGATACAATTACAGTCATTGCAGCATCACGAATTGTTACGTTCATTATGCAGCTCCATACCGTATCATCGGGTATGTTTAAATATTTGGCAGTAATACCTTCTACATCTAAAACAATATCTTGCCCTGTTGCAGTTATAGCTTGTAGCCTGTGAAGTATTACCATGCCTGATTGTGCCCATCCTAATTCAGTATTAGTCACATCTCCATTTTTGTATCCACCTCCTATATGTATACCGGGCAAATTCGTTGTAACATTTTTACCGAGCAAATTGCTACCATCTACATTTTCAGTTAACTCCAAACGAGTGCCAACGGCTAACATATCTTTATTACCGTTTGCAATTGTAACCGCTTCACCATTTACAAAACTATCGGTTATTTGTGCGTTACGTGTTTGTGCTGCAGTTCTACGCGGTGCTGGGTTAGTTGCATTGCCCGTTGTAGGTGGATTTGGTCTATCGCCCGTAGGAATATTGGCCCAGCATACACCGTCATCTTCGTCCCATGTATAGCCATAACGTTGGCAGCAATCCTGAGTTGAACTTATAGGGTCGCCATTGGCATCTTCAAAATTCACTTCACCATTGACGCTAACTGAAACAGGCGTGCCGCTGCAATCTTCAGTATTTTCTAAAAACTTTATCAGTTTTACCTTAGTGCTTTCGTAGCCTCCTATCTTGTAATCAGTAATTTCAAGTATGCGCCAATAGCTATCCTCTATCCATATCTTATCACTAAACTTAAAAGTCAATACATCTTTTAAATCAAGCGCAAAGGATGCCTCCATTATTCTACCTTCAGGTGAATACAAAGCATTCATATATGTACGCCAATACTTATTAAATAAATTATTGTACGGGTTAGCTACAATAAAGTGGGGCGGCACTTCAGGCGCCCAGTTCAAATCCTCATCATCTATTTCTGCATATATAGCGCTGTAATTATTTAGCGCAGGTATTGAACTTAAAACAGCAACAGCACCTCCATCATCATATACCTGTATATCCCAATAGCCCGCCTCAAATAAACAACGAGGACCCGGTGCATTGAACTGCAAAGAGTCATTTAAAAAAATCGGTATTACATAGCCATTGCCATTGACTACGCCCGAAGGTGTAGAGCGTGTGACTAGTTGTATCTTTTGGTCACCTATTGCAAAGTCACTAGATGCTGTGTTAGGATTAATCGTGTATCCTACTGCCTCATAGTCTCCATAAATACGTTCTGCATTTCGATATTGTTTAGAAATAATATCCTCACCTGCCGTGTAAGTAAACTGAAACTTGCCTTTTTGTAGATCAACAGTACTACTTAGTACTACGTCTTTGCTTGTATCTAATTTAGAAGTCCAGTCTAATGTATCTCCACTACCTAGATAACTATTCTGAGGCACGATGTATATCTTAGTAGGATTTGCCCTATCGGGGACAATCGCGCAATTATGCATTTTTATCACATCCGTTACAAAGTCAATCTGCTTCATATCGGGTGAGTTGAAAGAATAGATAATTGTTTGAGAATAGTTTAAGTGAGCTATTGCTAATTGAATAGAACTATTAGCTTGAAAGGTTGCAGTGCCTACGCCTTGCTTATATGCAAACCATTCGACTGTATCACCCTGATTCAAAGTCATTGCATGGTTAAAGCTCCACGCATTATTGCCCGTAAAGAACTGAGTATCTATTACGTTGAATACTTCATTACCATTCTTAATCGCTTGCACAAATACACGTGCACTTGCTCCTGTTATAGCTACAACAAACTGCAAATTAAAATTGAAGATACCACTAGCAGGTGCTGTATATGTATATGTTGCTGGGTCATAGTCTCCATTATTATCATATATCTCAGTATTAAATGGAATATAGATATTATTAACTGTGGTATTCGTACTCATTTCAGCTTTGAAACCATACGTACCTGCAGTATCGTTACCATGTAGATATCGCGTATTGCACCACGGCATCCAGTACATAGAAATTATATTTTGCAAAGTACCTGCCGATAATTCAAAGCCTGCCTCATTAATGATATTCTCAAATAGATACCACCAATTAATTGCTGGTGTTAAGTCTGCAGGATATACCGGCAAACTAGGGTCTTGTAATGGTCGCGTATTAGCTTCACCGTTCTCACTCCATAATTGACCACGATCTAAGATTGTCCAAATACGTGCCTGATTTGCAGTTGTTACATTGCTATAACTACACGTCTCATCTAAATTATTAAGTGCCGTAATATCACTTAACTTTTTTTCTCCGATGTTACGCACTAAATCAGGAGTCTCCGCGTAGAATGCTATCTCAACTTCATTGATTCTGTTTAATTGCTTGTATATTTTTCGCACTCGAATATATCCGCTAGATATCGGTAAAGTATCTACACGTATTTGTGCAGGCATCTTGTAGTGAAAATAACTATTTATACCCGCCTCTACATTCACATCAAACAAAGCCCCAAGTGCTAACTGGTTTTGGTCACTGTATGGTATTCTAAACTCACGAGTGAATGCACCCTGTGCAGTAAAGTTGGTAAGGTCTTGAAACTTCCAGTTCTGACTTATGCTCTCATTCTCGAATAAGTCTAGGTAGTATTCGGTATCTATTATCTGATTGAAATAACCCCCTGACGTTTGTCTAAAATCAAATGCAAGCGCACTACCAAAATTGATTGTAGTAAAACCTATGTTAGGTACATCAACCTGCACGCTAGTAACAGTTACTGTTTGCTGTTGCGCACTTGAATTAATCAAGGTAATAGTTTGACCAACGAGCGCAGTTGATTCGTTGTAATTGTTTACTCCGATTTTAGTCGTGCCGGGAGTACCGAATGCAACACCATTGAGTGCTGCGTATATCGGTGTGTTATTCGATTGTGTTACTATTAGTTGTACTTCTCCCTGCATATTACGTCCAGTATTCGTTAGCGATTCTTACCTTCAAAGTTACATTGTACTGCTTGCCGTCACGGTTTTTCTTTTCTACATACGATGTATCATCAATGTTTACAGGAACCATTACGGGCTTGCCTGAGTCTTCAGTTAACCACGTGACCTGATTGCTTACAAGCAACGATCGCAGGAACTTAAACTCACCCTCACTAATGTAATCACTAGTAATAGTTAGCACCTGTTGCATTAGGTTACGCCTTTCCTGCAAGCCCCTGTCGTTTGAACTGAAGACGGTAGTTGTGCCATTGAATAAAACCTTGCGATACTTCTTGCGTTCTATCTCATCTGTAAACTCAGACTTCTTTGTGAAGTTGAAATAGTCCCATCCACCACGACTATTAACCCAGCCAATGCGGATATTATCATTAAGGCAATCACATTGACCATACTTAGCGGTGTTGTAAAAAACGTATGAGCAGCTTTTAGAACTACCTGCATTTTTTACCACTACCGTATAACATCTCCAGTCTGCAAAGAGTGAAGGTTTAACCGTCAACCCTGCCCAATCATTCAAGTTTGCAGGATATACTGGTAATGCTTCGATATCGTATGAATTTAAGTTGATAGTTTGCGAGGTAGGAACACCCGCACTCGAATAGATTGTAATAGTAAAAGTATCAAGTGCATTATTGCTTAGGTAGGTATTGTTACCCGGTATGCAAAGTAGACCGTAGTCAGATTCTAAAGCTGGAATCCAAACAGTATTACCATTAGGCACGGCACTAAATCCCCATGTTTGCGCTAAGTAAAATGAGTGTGTATCATTTTGTCTATCACTCATTGCCAGGTTAGTTGTAGCAGTTAGTGAATACTTGACTTTTTGCTGTCCCGTTTCTACGTTTGGCTTGTATCCATCTATAACTTGAAAATAACCATTAGTACCTAGCAGTGTATTGCCGTACTGCTCACTACCTACATTGAGAGTTAAGATACCACCCACTATCCACCATTCCGTTAAGGTAAAGTCTATTGTCTTTTTGCTTAAATCATCTTGCGTATCATCGGTAGAAAAGTGATAATCGAGCGGCTCATAGTTACGTAAATCATCAATCAATGGTGCAAGGTCAAAGTATAACTTATTATCAGGAGCAGCTGGTACATAAAAGTTGTACGTCTTGCTATCAATTATCACTTCAACACCGTAACGAAAACCTAGCTGCGCTGTTTGCGTACTCGTTGCAATGATCATTAGCTTTTGCCCCCTTACCGCCCATTCATACGGCTGGTCGTTTATAGTTATTGCCATTATCTTTTATTTAAAAGTAACCGTTGTTCTACTGACTTAATGTATCCTTCCATTAACCTATCCTTGTATTCGTCCCACGTATCATCTATCGCTTCAGCATAGTAGTTAATACCTTCTATTCCGTTTTTACCAATACTCTTTGCTATTACAAATGCTGCGCTCTTTATGTTGCTCTCTGTTGATTTAATGAACTCACCTTGTCTATTGCGCAGCTTTAAACGTTTAATGCGTATCCAGTCCTCAATAGGTTTAACAGGCGGCATCTTTGCACCCGGCTTTCTACCTAATTCGATTACATCTGCATACTTTCCCGCCTCATCATTAGAGACTGTGAAGTCTATAGTAGGTTTGTTGTATCGTATCTTCAGGTTATAGTACAGCGAGTTGAGCAAACGTCCAGATGCTACACGATTAACCGTCTTGCCACGCACCCTACGTTTGATGCGCAGGTTTGATTGCGCACGCTCAACAACTGCAAGCGCATACTCGTTTAATATGTTCTCAAACTCATCGCTCATTAGCTACGTTCAATAACAAATGAAATAGAAACAACCGATGCACTTGTTGCAGTCGCGTTATTTACTAATTGAATCGCAAGCAAATCACCTGCAGCTACCGTTAATGTGTTGCTATTATCGCTTTTTGTTGGCGATGCTCCATCTCCATTGGCAACCGTTACAGCAACACTACTTGATGTGGCATTATTACGCATAGTAATTACAAGTGTACCTGTTGCACTTTGTGTACCGCTCATCTTTACATAAAGATTCTTAAGAGTACCTGCAACGGGCACGGCAAAGTGTCGGTTCGATTCAGTTGCATTGAAAGTAGTAAGACCACTTACAGCGGCGTATACCGTTGTAGATGCACCTACGCTAACAGCATACACGTTACCATAAGTAACCGTATCTTTTTTATTGTTGAGCTGCGTCTGAATAGCTGAAGTCACACCGTCCAAATAACCAAACTCTGTATTTGATACCGTGCCAGTTCCTATGTTAGCTGCATCTATTCCTGTAGGCATATCACCTGCAGCAAGTGAAGTACCTGCAGTTACAAGTCCCTTGCTGTCGTAGGTTATTTTCGTAGCTGTTGCGCCTGTTATTGGTGCATTGCCTGTTAGCTTACCATTAAACGTAGACCAATCTGCGCTGCTTAATGCACCACGATTCGCTGCACTTGCGGTTGGTAGGTTGAATGTGTGTGTGCCACCTGCGCTACTTATTGCAAAGTCAGTTCCGGATGTACCTACTGCAAAGTTTTGTGTGCTATCGGTTAAGCCATTCAAGGAACTTAACCCAATGGCATAGGTAGTATGCACCTCACCTATTTTACCATCCTCGGTGTAAAGGGTAACAGTTTTGCCGTTTGTGTTTTGAATATCAAACTCAATGTGTATACGGTCGGTTGCAAGTGTTACTGTGGTAGGTACTGAAATAGTGAAGCTATACAAATCGGGCACATTGCCATTTGTGATTTCTTCCATAGTGGAAGTGGCAATTAGCGTGAACGTGCTACCGTTGTATGTGTAAAGCTTTGCAAGTATCTGTGCATGGTTAGCACCACCTCCAGTCTCACTCAAATAAACATCTATTGTCCAAACACCTGCAGGTATGATTGTGTGATTAGGTGAACCTACATCTGTAATGAAACGAGCTATTGCACCTGTTGTGGCACGTGTGAAGTTGGCTGCTGGTCCTGTGTTGGCTGCAATACCTAATTCGTAGTAATCATTACCACCTATTGTACCCTGCGAAACGTTACCATTAAAGTAGAAGATTTGACCACCACCACCGCCTGTAGATGGGAACGTGCGAAGCGCACCGGTGCCATCGATGTATTGATCATTTGTACCATTAGCTGCAACTGCAAGTGTACCTGCTGTTGTAACAGGTGAACCCGTAACCGTGAAAGCAGCATTAGCAGGTGAAGGTACTGTAAGACCTACACTAGTTACCGTACCACTACCACCCGCCGCAGGTGTTGTAACAATCCATTTACTCGTAGCAGTATCCCACGTAATTACTTGACCATTGCTAGGACTTGTTATATTAACATCACTTAAGTTCACTAAAGGTATTCTACCCTTACGCCATACAACACCGTTCCAACTAATAACATCACCAGTTGCAGGACTCGTTGCGTCCACATCTGCGAGGTCGTCAAGATTAACAGGAATAGTTGGTTTGTTTAAGATTTCAGATACACCACTAACTGCGTTCCAATCGGAATTGACCTGTGCTGCAGGTATGGTAGGTAGATTTGACAAATCATTGTAATCGCCCGTTGTGGCAACTGTTGCAAGTGTTGGCTTATTCAGGATTTGATAATCACCTGTAGAAGCATCCCAGTCTACAGGCGTTTGACGCAAGCGATAGCCTACACTTTGTAAAGTCCAGTATGATGTATTAGTAGGTAATATTGCATCATTATTAGCAATGCAAGCGTATACATTACCATTGTACCATACACGGTCACCTATTACATATTGATTGCCTGTAGCTGTAGCGTGGTTAGCATTGAACTCAGTTGATACATAAGGCGAACCACCACCACCACCACCACCACCTGCAGCATCAAACGTAATCGTGCCATTACCATTATCGGTAATAGTCATATTTGTTCCTGCTTCTAAATTAAGCAGCGTTTGAACTACGTTATCTACACCGTTTGTCTGTAGTGTGATGCCATAGCCTACACCACTACCACCACTGCCTGATGCACCACCCACAGACCAAATAGCCGGGATATCACATGCGCTCCAATCCCACGGAACTTCAAGTTTAATTGTGAAGGCAACACCTGTGACCGTGTTTTTTTGTTCCTCCATAAATGGCTCAAAGGTCACCTCATTGACTAACTGCACATCAAATCCAAATAGCTGCAGACCATTCTTTACTTCAGCTATTAAGTCTTGACCTAATCGTATGCAATCGCTAATCACTTCGCGCTGGTATTCGGCTTTGTATTCTTTGTCACGCGGTATATCCGCAAACATGATGTGAAAGCCAAACTGCATACCACCTTGCACGGGTGTAATCGTATCGGGTGTTACGTGCATGAATGGGTATTGATCATCCTGCAGTTGGTCGGCTAAATCAATTTGCCCGTGCGTAAATCGCTTTATCAAAAAGTGACCCGCAGCAAATGCTTCCAGGCGATTGATTAAAACGTTGTAGCTGTAATTGTAGCTATTCATTATCTATTGCGTTTTCTCATTTCTACTTTTTGCACGTACACGTAATCCGCTAGGTACGTTAAGTGCGTAAATACTTCTAATGCTCTCCTATCTGTAACAGCATCAAACTTCGTTATATCACGTTCAGCTAGTGACTCAATGATATGAAACCAACCGTACACGGCTAAGCCGTCTGGGGTTGTTCCTGCTTCATCTCCTTCACTATCTCCGTTATCTCCTTTGCCAAATAATCTAGGGAACTGTTGTACAGTTCTATTTCTAAACTCGAAAAAAAAAGCAGCACATTCAGTACATGATCAAGTGTGAGCTGTAGTATTTCATCTTCGTACTTCCGTTTGGCGTTAGGGTTGTACGTTTCAATATCATAGTACTTCCCAAACTTTGCCTTCACAGGTCGGTATAGTATGCACATCATAGCGTGTGCAGCCTTGCCGTTTATCTTACCGTCTTTGTAGATATTACCGCAATGCGTATCCAAGTCTACGTATTCGCCAAACGTTAACTCATTCAAGTTAGGTATAAACCCTAACTCGATTGCACCTACTCGCACCTTACGTTCAAAATCGCTACTGCCTAACTTTATTGCAGCCTCAAAGCGCATGATTATTTCATCAATGACGTTTGATTGCAGAAGGCGTATGCTCTCGCTGCTCTTGCCGGTTATGATGCGCACCTGTTCAACTTTATCGACTGCGTTTTGATAGTCGATGTACTTGCCAAGTATTACACCCTTTGCATTTGCTGCTATGCTGAACTTAAGTTTCATGCTCTGTTGTATTGTAGTTTTTGATTCTTTTTTGTTACAAGTCGGAGTGCACCTGAATAACAACAGGGGCTTTATCATCGCCGCTATGTGTTATGCGTGCCTGTTTTGGTTTAAAGTATTCGAGTACATCCAGTGTAAGACCTGCCGCCTTGAATTTTAAATCTTCATCCCGGCTATCCATACACTCATTGATGAACTCGGCAACCTTTGGCAATGCCTCGGCTACGAATGTGCGCCCAAACTCTTCCCACTCAAGAGTCTTCTTGTTTAGGCTTCCTAATGGTCTACCATTGGGGTTATTGGTCATTCCTTTTTGCAGTCCCATATTTGTTATTTTGATGTTTACAAATTACTTGTTATCATACTGCGCAATGCATACCGCGATGCGCTGTTGTGAATCAGGAAACTCACTCTGTGTCTTTGCATCGCTCATGCAGCGTGCCACAAATTCATTCTTACTTTCGTCTGTGTTGGGTGTTGGTAGGGGCATAATGTTTATTTTGTTTGTTCTACTTTTCCTAGTTGTCTTCTAAATTCGTTTATTAGATCGCGAATACAAGATGCACATCCGCTAGGCTTTTCGTGCTTCTTTGTTATCTTGCTAAACCAATAGTAAAGCAATTGTAAATCGTCTTGCTCTATCTTGTTAGCCTTACTGATTCGTGCTATAAAGGTATCCAGTGCGGCTATTTCTTC